GTCAGGGCGACTTCATCACCTTTGTGAAACACCTGTGGCCCGACTTTATTGAAGGTCGGCATCACAAAATTATTGGCGAAAAGTTTAATCGCATTGCTCAAGGCAAGCTCAAGCGCCTAATCGTCTGCTTGCCCCCCAGACACTCAAAGTCTGAATTTGCCTCGACCTTCTTTCCCGCTTGGATGATGGGTCTGCGCGGAAACCTCAAGATAATTCAGACAACGCACACCGCTGAACTTGCTGTACGGTTCGGACGAAAGGTCAGGAATATTATTGATTCAGAGGACTATCAGTCAGTATTTCCAGAGCTAAAGTTGCAGGCTGACAACAAATCAGCGGGGCGATGGACAACCAATCAAGACGGAGAAAGTTTCTACGCGGGTGTTGGTGGCGCTATCACAGGTCGCGGAGCTGACTTGTTAATCATCGATGACCCTCACTCGGAGCAAGACGCACTATCTCCAACGGCGATGGATAGCGCGTATGAGTGGTACACGTCTGGCCCTCGCCAGAGACTTCAGCCGGGCGGGATAATTGTTATTGTAATGACGCGCTGGTCAACCAAAGACTTGGTTGGAAAGGTTTTAAAGCGTCAGGGCGATGAGCACGCTGATCAGTGGGAGGTTGTTGAATTCCCCGCCATTATGCCCGAATCCGGTGAACCTCTCTGGCCTGAGTTTTGGAAAAAAGAGGAGCTTCTTTCGGTTAAAGCATCTCTGCCGATTAGCAAATGGAACTCACAGTGGCTGCAGACGCCGACCGCGCAGACAGGCTCGATAGTAAAAAGAAGTTGGTGGAAGATCTGGGAGTCTGAGCAGGTTCCGGCATATAGCTATGTTATCCAGAGTTATGACACTGCGTATTCTAAAAAAGAAACAGCCGACTACTCGGCAATTACAACTTGGGCAGTATTTCAGCCAAGGGATGGTGACCCAGACCAGATAATTCTTTTAGACGCAAAGAGAGTACGGCTAGACTTTCCTGAGCTTAAAAAACTAGCGTGGGAAGAGTACAAATACTGGGAACCTGACTGCGTTTTGATCGAAGCCAAAGCCAGCGGTACGCCGCTCGCTCAAGAGCTTCGAAGAATGGGCATACCCGTTACGAGCTACTCGCCCTCGCGTGGTCAGGATAAAGTTGCTAGAATGAATTCAGTCGCGCCAATTTTTGAGTCTGGAATGGTCTGGGCAACAGAAGACAATTTTTCTGAAGAAGTAATTGATGAGATGGCTTCTTTTCCTTATGGCGAGCACGACGATTATTGCGATTCGTCAACAATGGCGTTAATGAGATTTAGGCAGGGTGGATTCCTTCATCTTGAGAATGATTACCCCGACGAAGTTCAATTACTTCGTCACGACAGAAAGGTCTATTATTGATGGCTATTGAGCGAAGATTGGGCACCGAAGACAATCCTGACGTGCTAGATACCGGCAGCGAAGTCGAGGTTTTTGTTGAGCCGACCGAGCAGGATCAAATAAAAAATGCCGCGCAGATTCTTGTCACTGAGCAAGACTTTCTGATGGACGATGAGATTGATGCGGTCATGGATCCTGCTCCAGTGGATTTCAACGCAAACTTGGCGCTTGATTTAACCCAATCAGAGCTTGCATCGTTATCTGGCGACGTTCTCGCAAGTATCCGCTCAGACCGAGAGTCTCGCAAGGAGTGGGAGGAGACATATGTCGATGGGCTAAAGTATATCGGCATGAAGTTTGAGGATAGCCGATCTCAGCCTTTTCAGGGGTCAACGGGCGTAATACATCCAATTCTTGCCGAAGCCGTCACGCAGTTTCAAGCGCAGGCTTACAAAGAGCTTTTGCCAGCAAAAGGGCCGGTTAAAACTGAGGTCATTGGTGCTCGCAATGCTGAGACTGACGCGCAAGCTCAGCGTGTTGAGCAGTTTATGAATTTTTACATCATGAATGTCATGGATGAATACGACCCTGAATTAGACATGATGCTATTTTATTTACCTATCGCTGGATCCGCGTTCAAGAAGGTGTACTTTGACACCGCACGCAATAGAGCTGTTTCTAAGTTTATTGAGCCTGAAAACTTGATAGTGCCCTATGAAGCTACCAATCTAAACAGCGCTGAGCGTGTAACTCACGTTCTTTCGATGAGCAAGAACGAGATCAAGAAACAACAGCTAGTTGGATTCTACGCCGACATTGAGCTATCTGGCGGAGACGGTACTGTCACTGAAGACGAGATACAGAAGCAGATCGACGAGATCGAAGGCACTTCGCCATCCTATCTGGAGGAGCGCGACCGCACGGTTTACGAAGTGCATACGGTTCTTGACCTGCCCGGCTTTGAAGATGAGAGCGAGGGCGGCGATCCTACAGGTTTAAAATTACCCTACATCGTTACCATCGACGAAAATAGCCAGCAGGTTCTTTCAATACGGCGTAACTATTTAGAGAGTGATCCGTACAAGGCAAAAATAAACTTCTTTGTGCAATACAAATTCTTACCCGGCCTCGGATTCTACGGACTCGGCTTGAGCCATATGATTGGTGGCCTATCTAAGGCAGCAACATCAATTCTTCGGCAGTTAATCGACGCTGGCACCTTGGCAAATCTCCCCGCAGGTTTCAAAGCTCGCGGTATGCGGATACGCGATGAAGATGAGCCACTGCAGCCGGGCGAGTTCCGTGACATTGATACAACTGGTGCAAGCCTGAGAGATAATTTAATCCCACTGCCGATCAAAGAGCCTAGCTCGGTACTGATGCAGTTACTAGGGCTGCTCGTTGAAAGCGGCAAGCGGTTTGCCTCAATCGCCGACATGAATGTGGGCGACATGAATCAGGCAATGCCAGTGGGCACAACGGTGGCTTTGCTCGAACGCGGCACAAAGGTAATGAGCGCGATTCACAAGCGCCTGCATTACGGACAGCGGCTTGAGTTTCAACTGCTCGCAAAGGTCTTTGCCGAATATCTGCCACCCACGTACCCGTATGCCACCGGCTCTGGCCCACAAGAGATTAAGGGCTTGGACTTTGATGGTCGCGTCGATGTAATTCCGGTATCAGACCCTAACATATTTAGCCAGTCTCAACGAATTACAATGGCGCAAGAAATGTTGACACTGGTTCAATCCAATCCAGAAATACACGGCCCAAGTGGAATGTATGAGGCTTATCGACGAATGTATGCAGCGCTTGGAATTGACAACGTAGACGCGCTTCTTCAGCCCCCGCAAGAGCCTCAACCGCCACCGCCAATTGAGGCAGGACTTGAGAATGCTGGCCTACTCATGGGTCAGCCAGCTCAGGCGTTTGAGCAACAGGATCACCAGTCTCATATCAATGCCCACCGCGTTTTATTTATGACTGAGATAGTCAAGAATACGCCGCCGATGCAGGGTGCAATTATTGCGCACATGATGCAACACGTTCAATTTATGGCGGATCAAATGGCGCGTGAGCAGATGCCTCCTGAGCTTATGCAGCAAGAAGCTCAGTTGCAACAGATGACTGCGGAGGGTCAACAGCTACCGCCAGAGCAGATAGAGGCTTTTATGATGCAGATGCAACAAGTTCAATTATCTATCAGCGCACCGTTGATTGCTGAATTGACCGGCGCACTCATTGAAAGTCTCGGTCAAGATTCGTCAGAGGATCCTCTTGTGGAGATTAGAAAAAGAGAGCTAGACTTGCGCGAGAAACAAATAGAAATAGATAACCAACAGTTTGGTCAGCGGCAGGCGCAGAAGGCGCAAGAGCAGGCGGCTCAAAATGAGCTTGACGGCAGAAGAATAGATACATCAAAGGAAGTTGCCGACGACAAGCTAGACATTGCAATAGCCCGTCTTGATCAGCAAGCAAACTTAAAACTAATCGACCTGCAGTCGAAGAGAGGCCAGTGATGACAGTTAAGAATATGAGCAAAGAGAAAAAAATCTCTGTTGAATTAAAGAAAAAACCTGCCAAGCGCATGAAGACTCGCGGTACTGGCGCGGCAACCAAAGGTCTTATGTATTACGACAAAACTTAGGGGCGAATCATGGTTAACTCAATTCAACTTAAACAGCAGGAAGAGCTAAAGAAACTCAAAAAGATTCTTCGTGAGGCAGAGCGCATTGCAAGAGAGAAAAAAGAATCTGGCGACAGATCAGAAGATATAACGGTCACTGTCTCGCAAAATACGACAATAACCTCTGGCAATTCTGATCCGCAAGATGCGGCTAAAAAAATCACGATTGAAGCGCCGACAGTTCAAGTAGGAACAAAAGACAAACCTGCGGCCAAGAAAAAATCTTTTGCAAAAAAACAAAAGCCTACCGCCAAGAAAAAGGATAAATGATGCCGCACTATACTGAGGATCTTACAGAAATCATTGCGGGGTTAAAAAAAGCCTCAAAGCTACACGCTGCGCAAGCTAAAAAACTTGAAAAGATCAAAAAAGATCAAAGCCAACGATACAAGAAAAAACCTGCGGCAAAAAAGAAAAATGGATGATCTCGATCTTGCAAGTTATTTAAGAAAAGTTATTGCTGAAAAGCGAAGCGACATCTCGAACGTCTTGATGGAGGGAATGCTAAAAGATGTTGAACATTACAAAAACTTGCAAGGTCAGCTAGAAGTGCTTAAACTTATAGAAATGAACATTTCTGATTTTTATAAGGGGAATAAATTTTGACTAAACCTGCGTTAGCTGCGGCTTATGTTTCCGAGGAGGATCGAGTTCTTGATCCCTCGCTTCTTGAAGCATCAGCATTTGACCGACTACCTCAACCAACCGGGTGGAGGATCCTTGTCCTGCCTTACTACGGTGCGACAAAAAGTGCAGGCGGAATTGCCCTGACGAAAGAAACGGTTGATCGAGAGCAACTTGCATCCGTGGTTGCTAGAGTCGTGAGGATGGGTAGTCAGTGTTACAACGATGTGGATAAGTGTGGTGAGGAGCCTTGGTGCAAGCTAAACGAGTGGGTAGCCATTGGGCGGTATGCTGGAGCGCGGTTTAAGGTTCCTATCGAGGAGGAGGACGGAAAGACATCTTTTATAGAATGTAGAATTATCAATGACGATGAGGTCATTGCGACCCTTGAAGATCCAACCGACATAGTGAGTTTCCGATGAGCCAAGATGCCGAAGATGAAGTAATCATTAATGTTACCGAAGATAGTGACGCACCCGCTTCTGTCAACGACGAGCTTGACGAATATACCAAAAAGGTTAGCAAGCGAATCAACAAGGAGAAAGTAAAGGTTCGTGAGGCTGAGGAGCGCGTGGCTCAGCTTGCTCACATTGCGCAGCAAAAAGACCAAGAACTAAATCAATTTAAAAACATTGCCGCCCAACAACAGGTGACTGTACTTGCCAAGGAAGAGGAAGCCCTCAAGTCGAAAGAGGCTCAGGTAGATGACATTTATCAAAAAGCGGTGGCTTCTGGCGATGGCGAGCTAATGAGCAAGGCAACGTCTCTCAAGAATGACGTATCTATTCAAAAAGAAAGACTCAGAGTGGCTCGCAATCGTCAGAACCAACAACAATCTGCGCAACAGGTTCAGCAACCTCAGCAGCAGATGCAGCCTCAGCAGCAGGCTCCTCAAGCTCCCATCAAACCAAGCTCTGAAGCCCTTGATTGGCATGATCGCAACAATTGGTTTATCGCCTCAGAAGAAGAGGCTGAGTCTGCAAGCGAGGAAAGTGTTGAAGCGACAAAGTACGCGCAGTTCGTCCATATCGACCTAATTCAGCAGGGAGTGACCGCCGATACTGATGAGTATTACGAAATGCTTGATTCGAGAATCAAAAAAGTTTACCCTAATCTTAGCTCTTCAGAATCTGGAGGGACAGTCGAGCAAAGCAGACAGCAACCCAGCGTGCAAAGAGTTGCTTCCGCCCCTTCAGGGGGGAGACGAGAAACACGCAAGAACGGAGTATCATTTTCTAAATCAGAGATGGAGCGCCTGCGAGGATTGAAGCCGCACGATATGGACGAGAAGACGTGGTTCCAAACTGTGGCAAAGGAAAAACAAAAAATCGCACAAAGAGAGGCAACATAGATGACTAAGCAAATGGCAAACCGCGAACCCCGTGATAGCATGGCGCACGATAAATCGGCCAAGCGTAAACCGTGGGCACCCGTAAGGCAGTTGGACACGCCACAACCACCCGAAGGCTATCGTTATCGATGGATTAGGGAGAGTATGTTGGGAACAGAAGATCGAGCTAATGTTAGTCGTCGCGTTCGAGAGGGTTTTGAGCTTGTACGCGGAGAGGAACTGCCGACCGATTGGGTGTTGCCGACAATGGATGGCAATGGAAGACACGCTGGGGTTGTCTACAACGATGGTCTGCTTTTGGCAAAAATTCCGATCGAAACGGCTGACGAGCGTAACGCTTATTACGCCAACAAATCAGCACAGGCAAAAGATGCATTGGATAATACAATGTTTTCCGAAACCGCCGCCGATGGTCGATACGTGAAATATGAACCGAGCAGGCAAACTCAGGTAACTTTCGGAAGGAGATAAATGATGGCTAATAAAGATGCCGCATTTGGTATGAAGCCGATTCGTATGATCGGTGGCGCTCCGTACAACGGAGGCCAGAGCCGCTATCGCATCGCTGCAGATTATGGAACTTCAATATTCCAAGGCGATATGGTAATGCAGGTCACGGGTGGTACGGTCGAACAACACGCTGATGCAAGCACAGTGCCCATTGTGGGCGTGTTTAATGGTTGCAGGTACACTGACCCCGCAACGAAGAAACAAATTTTCAGCAATTTTTATCCAGCAAATACAGATGCATCAGATATTTTTGCCTTTATCATTGACGACCCAAATGTTGTCTTTGAGATTCAAGCGGCAATTGCTTATCCCATCGCTGACCTGTTTGGAAACCACGATATCGTATACACGACTGCTGGTAGCACAACAACAGGTATTTCTGGCGCTGAGCTTCAAGTAACAGATGGTGGCACTGCCGTCACTCTGCCGTTGAAGGCTATTGATATTTCTCAGGATCCGAGCAATTCGGACGTTGGCGCGGCACACACTAACGTGTTGGTCGTAATCGAAAACCACATATTCGGCGTTAAAGGCGCTGGACTAGCATAAGGGGCTTAAAAAATGGCTATTTCAAGAGCACAACTAGCTAAAGAGCTAGAGCCGGGTCTCAATGCGTTGTTCGGCCAATCGTACAATAGTTACACGAATGAGTACGACGCCATCTTCGCGGTTGAGGATTCACAGAGAGCGTTTGAAGAAGAAGTATTGATAACTGGATTTAAAGGAGCACCCACTAAGACAGAGGGTCAATCAGTTGCATTCGACAACGCAAACGAAGGCTACACTGCCAGATACACCCACGATACAGTGGCTTTGGCCTTCGCACTTACCCAAGAGGCACAGGAAGATAATCTCTATGACTCTCTCGGTAAGCGTTATGTCAAGGCGCTGGCAAAGTCCATGCAGAACACCAAAGAGGTGAAGGGAGCAGACGTTCTAAACAATGCCTTCTCTGCAGGCTTTACTGGTGGTGATGGGAAATCTTTGATTGCTACTGATCATCCCCTTGCAGGCGGTGGAGTATTGGCAAACAGAGCAGTTGCGATGGCGGATCTCAATGAGACAAGCCTCGAAGATGCTTTGATTGACATCTCAACCTTCACTGACGACCGTGGTTTGACAATCTCTGTTCGCGCAACCAAGCTGGTAGTTCCACCTCAGCTTGTTTTTATTGCGGATCGAATTCTCAATTCATCACTGCGTAGTGGAACTGCTGACAACGACTTGAACGCTATTAACAATCTGGGCGTTCTGCCGGGCAACTTTACTGTCAATCACTATCTGACGGATCCAGATGCCTTTTTTATCCTCACTTCAGTGACTGAGTCGGGTGAAGGCTTGAAGATGTTTCAGCGATCTCCAATGGAGACTTCGATGGAGCCTGACTTCAGCACTGGCAACCTCCGATACAAAGCTCGCGAGCGATACAGCTTTGGTTTCTCGGATTTTCGCGGAATATACGGCTCACAAGGCGCGTAACATTCAGCGAAAGAATAAGGGGGAGCTTGTAGGCTCCCCCTTTTTTTTATACACTGATTATCCGTGAACAATTTTATCGGCAAAGACAGTCACGGCTGACGCTACGAAGACTCTGCCGAATAACTCTCGTAGGAGAAAAAAATGGCTAACACAACTTTTAGCGGCCCAGTTCGATCACAGAACGGCTTTCAGGATATTACAGTTGCAGCATCGACTGGCGCTGAAACAACGAACTCAACATACGGCACCAACGCCTCTGTTGGCGGCACGCTGGGCGTAACAGGTTATGCCTCGTTCACCACTGGCGTTGCAAACCCAACTGGACTATTAGCCCCCACAATAACAGCTAAAACCCAGATGGCTAACGCTTTTGCTGCCGCGATGGATGCAAATACACATTACCTTGCGCCAGCAGATGGTGCCGCACTGACTGCAACGCTTCCAACTCAGGCCGCTTCGACCGCTGGTGACGTTATCATTGTGGAGTGGCACGTTGATATCGATAACGGCGCTACACAAAAGTTTGGAACTGCCGGTGAGTTCTTTATGGCAAAGTCGGCTATCTATCGCACAACTGGCGCGACTAGTTCTGCTGTAGGGCTTATAAAGTCAGTAGACGCCGCCGATGGCACTGGCGATGACTTTATGAATTTGATTGGACTGACCAATTCAGGGCCGGGCATTGGAAGCTATGTCGTGTTCACGTTTAATGGCTCAGTCTGGCGCGGAGAAGCACGCCTTGAGTCATCAGGAACTGGCGTTGCTGCTAACCTGTCTGTTTTCGCAACAAGCTAATAATCTAGCGGGAGGGTTAGCGCTCTCCCGCTATTTTTAGGGAGAAGATTATGGGTATGAGCGATGTTAAGTCCGTGACCATCACGGCAGACACGCAGGCATTAGATGCGGATGGCATCTCAGTAGCGGCGGCTGTTGGCAATAACGCAGCGTTAACCATTGGCGGAGCACTGGCCTCTGGTGGAGCTTGCGTCTTTGATGCAGGCCGAATCGTAACAATTCTTTCCGCTGGTAATGATTCGTCAAAATCATTTACCGTTGTCGGAACCGACGTAAACGGCAGTGCGCAGACAGAATCTATTACGGGCGCAAATTCTGGCACCGCGACGGGCACTAAATTTTTCAAAACAATTGCATCAATCACTGCTGTAGGAGATCCTGCAGGCGATGTATCTGCAGGCGTTAATGCTTCAGCGTCTGATGTTATTTTTGCCGGTAGATCTCGTCTAAAGGGTGCCTTCCTGACGAGCACTGCTACAGCGGGTAATGTGGATTTTTTAAATACCTCGCCAACTGGTTCGAGCCTGATGAAGATAAGCTCGGTCGGTGACGCTGACGCAACACGCGACGTGGTTATTCCTGAGAATGGCGTGCTTTTTACTGCAGGGATATACATCGAATATACAGTATCAACATTTTTAACCATGACGGCTTTTCACGCCTAATGGCTGACACAAAAGATGTTGAGCGCCTAAAGAGCGGTAGAATAAAGTACCGCGACCAGACGTTTCCTGCCTACAATCAGCAGGTTAGGACGCCGGGCGAGAAAAAAAAGTTTAAGGTACTGGCTAAAAAAGGCGATCAAATAAAGATTGTTCGCTACGGCGATCCTAATATGACGATAAAAAAGGATCAGCCTGCGCGTAAAAAATCTTTTAGAGCGCGGCACAATTGCGATGCGGTTCAAAAAAAGAAAGATGTTTTTGCCGCATCATACTGGTCTTGCAAGAATTGGTGATAATATGAACGAAAAGATGATGCGCCCTCGCACAAGCAGTGGAATTAGCACCCTCACGCCATCGTATAACTACAACTCCCTCATGGCTCAGGCGCTAAATGAGTATGGGCCAAGCTCTGTAAGCCCCTATCAGCAGCAAGCCGATTATCTTATGAATCGACCAGTGTTCTCGCGTGGCACGGCTGATTACGACCCAATGGCAGGCTTTCAGTACAATCAGCCTGCGCCTCAGCCCCCAGTAAACACAATGCCTACTCAGCCTGCGCCTCAGCCCCCAGTAAACACAATGCCTACTCAGCCTGCGCCTCAGCCCCCAGTAAACACAATGCCTACTCAGCCTGTCACTCAGCCTGTAACTCAGCCTGTAATTCCGCCTATCACTCA